TTTGTCTTTTTCGTTTCCAATAACATCAAACTCTTCTTCCAGAGTTTTTACTTCTTTATAATCTTCTCCGTCAACATGTCCTTCTTCTAAGTGCTTCACCTCTGTATTTAAAGTAACGTTGAACTTTTCCAACTCACTAATCGAACTATTCTCTTTTGCAACATCAACATTTTTATTTTGTATTGATTTGTTCACCGCATCGATTGCTTGTATTTTAACTTTCGTTGCTTCAATCTCATCCACAATATCTTTCAACCCAGAAGATATTTTCTCATACTTTGCGTTTTCATTTGAAATCATAGTCTCTTTGAAAGTTTCATCAATGTGTTGACGGCAAACTGGACAGTCCTCATTTTTCTCAAAAAAACCAACGAGTTTTTTACTTGCCCTGTGTTTTTCTTTCAACTGTGAGTTGATGTCGCTTAGTTTATTATACTTATCAACAATCTTAGAAGAAGTTGAGATAGATTTGTGCATCTTATCAATGTCTTCTTGTAGAAGAGATATAACTCTTTTCTTTTTAAATATCTCCTCTTCATTCCCACTGATCAAGGTTGATTTTTCTGAGATTAATTTTCTTCTGTTGTCTTGAATATCTTTAATGTATTTTTCTTTAAGAGTCAGTTTCTCTCGTATCAACTCTAACTTGAACTCAAGTTCTCTATAGTCTGTGTCTATAGTTTTCAATTTCTGCTTGAGTATCATATTCATCAAAGAGAAAATCTGAATATCTAGTATCTCTTCAACAACCTCTCTGCGGTGACGAGCTCTGAGTTGCATGAAAGGGACAAACGTGGATGAACCAAGAATTACCACCTGTGTGAAACTACGGTAGTTCAACTTGAGGATTTGTTGCTCCAGATACTTCTGGTAGTCTCTTGCGTTAGCATCTTGGTTATACATCTTACCGTTGATGTAAATCTCAAATGTATTTGGTTTGATGCCACGAATAACTTTTATATCTTTACCACCAACCTTGAACTCTACCTCGACAAGACAATTAGATGCATTGACAGAGTTAAGAAGTTGCCCTTTGTTGATGTTGCGAAAAGGCTTACCGAACAACCCAAAACATATCGCATCAAGAATGGTAGACTTACCAGCACCGTTCTCTCCGATAATCAATGTTGTAGAGTTTTTGTCTAGTTGTATTTCAGTGAAGTTATTACCAGTTGATAAAAAGTTCTTCCACCTAACATAATTAAAATGAATCAAATCTCTAAATCCTGTGCTTCAGTATATAACACTCTCATTGTATTTTTAAGTCTTTCTTTACTTAGGTCAACTGTAAGATCATCAATATATAACTCAAGTAGTGTCATAGTGTCTTGTGTGTTCTTGACAATATCATCAGATACGTTGCTTGCATCTAGATCAGAAAAGTCCTCAATGATCTTTACCTCATAACAATCAGCCTGTAATAGTTTATCAACAAACTTATCAAACTGATACAAGTCTTTCTTGTTGACTACGACCAGTTTTACATACCTGTCTCTATACTTTGATACATCATGATTTTCATATGAACCTAAGCTATCATCATAATATATCTTACTGAATATCTTGTGAGGGTTTTCTATCCGTTCAATCTCTCTTGTATCTGTATCAAACACATGAAACCCTTTGGGATCATTCCAGTCATTCCAGTATATTTCATACGGTGTGCCAAGATAGAACACCTGACCGTCATCTGACTTGTGGTGATAATGTCCACTCATCACCGTATCAAATCGGTTGAACTCCTCTTTGTCCCAACCGTGATCCATCACCATGCCCTTCTGCATTTCAAAACCACTCAACTCTAAATGACCCATACAAATCTGAGCATCAGATGTTTGCAACATCTTAGTTGTGTGCGACATGTTCTCTGCATTGATCCAAGGGACAAACAAAATTTTACAACCATCAAAGGTTACCTCTGTGGATTTTGGATATACTTTTATGTTACCATACTTACCGTCTACCAACTCAGCCAAAGAATTTACATCATTGGTATTTTTGTAGTAGGTATCATGATTACCAACCAGCATATGGAATTGAATGTCATCAAACTGGTCAAGAAACCTCTCACGAAAATCTTTTGCAATCCTATAAGAAATATACTTCCGTCGATCCATAACATCGCCAAGATGAATGGCAGTGGTAATATTATTTTCCTTCAAGTATGGAAAAAATAGTTCCTCATAAAACTTGTAGAAGTAATCGTTAAAGTTTAGGTTGTCGTTTCTTGCTCCAAAGTGTGTGTCTGTAATTAGAGCTATTTTCAATCTTTTTTCTCCATGAAAACTTCTAGTCCTTTGGTACTAGTGATCTCTTTCTTTTTTGGTTTGTATACGTCTTCGTCAGGAAGCATATTATTAATAAGAGTCTGATCTATACTATAAACATTATTATCGCCTGGCAAAGTGGTGTAAGGTTCATAGTGTTGTTTCTCTATCGTTTTATTTTTGATATGCACTTGTTTTTTCTCTGCCTGTATTCTTCTCAAAAATGCATAGTATATTATTTGAGTAAAATATGCAAAGGGATTTTTAGACTTCTCTGGATTAAAGTTGTGTGCATACTGCAAACAGTTCTGTATACCATCCGAAATCATTTCATCTCTATAAGAATAGTTAATGAAATTTGGTTTGTACGATAGATGAGTGGCAATCTTTAGAAAACACTCACCAATATAATTTGTTAGGGGTGGAACTTCATCACCAGCTTCCTCTGCATCTTGACAGTTTTCCCGCCAACAGATCATTGCTTCTAAAAACTTTTTATTATCAACGTAGTGGACACTCTTTTTTCTAGCCATAGTTACTCCTCATTATATTATTCATTATAAAGACTATAGATAAAAATGTCAATGACCCTTGGGGACTTGACAAAGGTTAAAAACTTTGGTACATTAGGTATGTACCGAGTTAATGAATTGTTTCTGGTTTATCAGGATCAGTTAATAGTTCTAAAGCTTCTTCAATTTCTATGTCATCTAAATCTAGATCAGTTGGTCCTGTAATCGATGATGGTCCCTCTTCATGAAAATCAAAATTATTTACGCAATGATCGTAATATTTTTGTAATCCATAAGATGCTGGAGCAGTCATAACCACACTGTTAGGATTTATATCAATATATTCAGTTTTAGTCATAGGGTGAACCCAAGGTGATAAAGTTAAAGCTTCCTGTACACCGTCCTTTGTCACCTTGGGAACTATAACCATTTTTAGTGGATATGATATTTGGATAGGATTTTGAAAATTAAATAACTCAGTGTCATTGAGTGTTGTCCCAATTATGCTCTCTCCGTTAGATAGTTTAAAAACTCTTAAATATTCTGTCATAGTTTTACCTTATCTATTTTGTAATTGAAACCTTGTTCATCATATATATTTATACGTTCTCTAAAATGTCTCATGGTGAAATTGAGTTTAGAATCGATGGAGAGATCGTCGGAGATGTCAAAGACTTTGAGACTTCGGCTTTTGTCTCCAAGTCGCAAACCACGCCCAAGGGACTGGAGCACTCTGATTTTACTTTTGCTGGGACTGGAGAACACGATGTTGTCAATGTTCCTAATGTTAATCCCAGTACTAAAAGTACCATAACTGGCGACAATAATTGAATTTGTTTCATTTTCTACAATCTCTCTAATTTGTTCTCTAGTGTCTGTGTCTACTCCACCATACACAAAGAATACTTTTCTATCTTTGTATTTTTCTTCTATAATACTATATAGTGGTTTACCATGTTTCTCTACAAACTGAAATAAACAGAGGGTATTACCAGTGCAATGGCCCACAAGATTGCTGAGAAATATATTCCTTTCAACCTTAGTGACGATGTATTCCAATTCTTCTCCATAGTCGAACTCCTTTACTATTTGTCTATCCTCATCAGGATAGTTTAAGACTATACAATTAATTTGTAAATCTGATAATGTTTTATTATCAATCAATTCTTTTGTTGTGACAACATATTTTGCCTTACCAAATAATCCCTCTAAGACAAGTCTATGTGTTTGCGTACCATCCAAAGTTCCTGTCAAACCAAAACGATATTTACAGTGATCAAGTTTTGTCATGATACCTGTCAAAGACTTTGCTTTGAACAGGTGAGCCTCATCTCCAAACACCGCACCAAATTGTCTAAAGTACGGTCTGGGCATCCTGTGTAGTGATTGCCAAGTTGATATGACCACATCTTTTACAACTTTTCTATCATGCCCTTGATATATTTTTTGACAGTATGTACCAGAACTCCAACCATAATCTTCAAAGTCTTTATACATCTGTTCGACAAGTGAAGTCGTTGGAACCAGTATCAAAGTTTTTAGTTCCATCATCTGGTAGTATCGAACAAGACAGTA